GTGGAAAAAGTGGTACTGCTTACGCAAATAATGATTGGTTCACAATAGGTGAGGTTCCATCAGCAACAATTGCTGCTCAAACAGGTATAAGATTAACCTCACCAATAGGTAGTAACAATGAAAACAATTGGTATAATACTTTTTACACTAAGACAGGTGCTACCGATTCAACAATTGATGGTGTTTATTCATATATTTTTGTATATGATACGGCAACGGGAAAATTTAATGTAACGCGATACAAATATTCAGCATCTTTAAACACAGATTATAATGGAATTGTGGTTGCGGCTCTTAGATCAAGAGGTCAATATAATGCATCAAGTCAATTAACACTTGAGGTTACAGGAAACACAAGTTTCTTATTAAGTGATGTTGATGGTGTTGAAAGTGATCCATTGGGTGAATTTACAATTAATGTAACAGGTGTGACTAGTGGTGCAAAATCATTTACGTGTTCTTTAGATACAACATCAACAAAATATATAACTAAAGTTTTAGGTACTTCGGTATTTGATAAAGATAACGGTAGTTATCCATTATATGTTCATGAAGTTTATCCTAATTTATTGGATTCGGCTTTCAAACATGGTTTTATCAGAGGTTTAAGTTTAGATGAAGTTTACAACTCAGAAGGTGAAAATTTCTTAAGAGAGTGGGACACACCTTCTTCTCCTACAGTTGTATCTGAAGTTCGTGGTGGTAATGTTTCCGATTTATTCTCAGTAATGACAATTTCAGACGGAGATGCTGCAAACACACAAATAAAAATTACTATTCAAAATATTAACTTAGATACTGCAGAATTTGATTTAATAGTTCGTGATTTTAACGATGCGGACGATAATCAAGTTGTTCTTGAGAAATTTACAAGATGTACAATGAATCCAGATTTACCAGGATATGTTGCAAGAAAAATTGGTACTTCAGACGGTGAATACGAATTACGTTCAAAATTCATTATGTTGAATATGGCATCAGACGCTCCGACCGACGCTTTCCCTGCAGGATTTAAAGGATTTACATCTGCTCAATTATCAGGGTCAACCAAATTAGGTAGTGTGTTATTTAAAACAACATTCTTAGATGCGGGTGATACTGCATACTATTCTGCGGATGGCACCGCTAACCTTTCAAATGGTGACAAAGTTAAAAAGGTATCTTTAGGACTTTCATCTCAAACAGGTACTAAGTTCGATGCCGATTTATTTAAATTTAAAGGTGACGGTGCTTCATTGTCAACTTTTGGTTTTCATTTATCAACAAACGCAGATTCAATTGTGGATGTAAGTGGTAATACAATTTATCAAACAACATCATATGATTTAGAAGGTCAATCTGACCCTACAAACAACAAATTAGCAAACATCAACTATCGTAAATTTACATTTGCGGTTTGTGGTGGATTTGATGGTTGGGATATCTACAGAGAAACAAGAACACTTGGAGACCAATATATCTATGGTAAACAAACTTACATTACGGGTGATACTGCCAATGGTGGTGTATTTAGTATATCTACAGGTAACTCTGACTATTATGCTTATTTAGCTGGTATTGAAACATTTGCAAACCCTGAAGCGGTTGATATTAACGTATTTGCAACTCCAGGTATTAACTTCTACGACCATTCTTCTCTTACAAGTCAAGCAATTGATATCATTGAGAATGACAGAGCGGATTCACTTTATGTAATATCATCACCTAACGTTGATGACGCAGCAACTGTAACAGGTTACTTAGATGATTTAGGAATTGATAGTAACTATTCGGCAACATATTGGCCTTGGATTCAAGTTAGAGATACAGATAACGCAACACAACTTTATATCCCACCAACAGGTGAGGTATTGAAGAATATCGCATTAACTGATAATGTTTCTTATCCTTGGTTCGCAGTAGCTGGTTACTCAAGAGGTTTAGTAAATGCAATCAAAGCTAAAAAGAAGTTAACTCTTGACGAAAGAGATGAACTTTACAAAAATAGAATTAACCCAATCGCAACATTCTCTGATACGGGTACTATCATTTGGGGTAACAAAACCCTTCAGGTTAAAGAATCTGCACTTGATAGAATTAACGTAAGAAGATTATTATTGAGAGCAAGAAAATTAATCTCAGCTGTTGCGGTTAGATTGTTATTTGAACAAAATGACGAACAAGTAAGACAAGAGTTCTTAAGATTGGTAAATCCTATCTTGGAATCAATTAAGAAAGAAAGAGGTTTATATGAATTTAAGGTTACTGTTTCAAGTGACGTTGAAGATATAGATGCTAACACATTAAGAGGTAAAATCTATGTGAAACCGACTCGTTCTCTTGAATTTATTGATTTGGAATTCGTAATTACTCCAACAGGAGCATCATTTGAGAATATCTAATCTAAAAGGAGGATATAAAAATAAGAAAGGGGAGCCGAAAAGCTTCCCTTTTTTTATGTAGAACGTTCCATGTGGAACCAACTGGTATAATTGTTTTATTATTATATTGTGCCCAGTATACTAGAACTAGATATACTGGTATTTATATTATATTTTATTTAAACTAGAAATATTATATTATTTATTACTGGAACTAGATATACTGGGTGTTTGTAAAAAACTACGAAAAATAATTGATAAAGTCAAGTTCCGGACCAAAAATAAATTTATTTCCATTTAAGATATATTTATAAGAAGTATAAAATAAAAAAAAACTTAACAAATACAAAATGGCAGATTTACTAATGAAAATGCCGGTTCCTTACGAACCGAAAAGACAAAACCGATTTATTGTAAGATTTCCTTCAACATTGGGAATCAATGAATGGTATGTAACGTCAGCGGCTAGACCGTCAGCAAAGATTAACGCAACTGAAATTCCTTTTTTAAATACTTCAACATATGTGGCTGGTAGATTTACTTGGGATACACTTAGAGTAACATTTAAGGACCCAATTGGACCTTCGGCGTCTCAAGCGTTAATGGAATGGTTCCGTTTACACGCAGAGTCTGTAACAGGTCGTATGGGATATGCAGCAGGATACAAAAAAGATATTGAACTTGAAATGTTAGACCCAACAGGAGTTGTTGTTGAAAAATGGATTCTTCAAGGAACATTTATTCAAGACATTAACTTTGGTGAATTAGATTATTCAAGAGATGAGATTGCAACTATCCAATGTACTTTACGTATGGACAGATGTATTCAAGTATTCTAATATAACTATTTTTTCATATACGAAACCGATATACCAGAAATGGGTATCGGTTTTTTTATTTTAAAACTTTACTTTTCAATAGTTATAGTGTAAACTTATAGTATGGAAGAATTAAGAATTGACCCTAGAATCGCATACGATGTTGTAGAATTACCAAGTAGAGGTATTCTATATGAAAATGGTAAAAAATCATTACGAGTGGCATATCTTACTGCTGCCGATGAGAACATTTTAGCATCACCAAATTTAATACAAACTAACGCAATTGTTAACGAGTTACTAAAAAGAAAAATTTTAGATAGAGACCTTACGGTTGATGAATTAGTTGAGGAAGATAGACAAGCTATCTTAATCTTTTTAAGAAATACGGCATTTGGTTCAGAATATAAAGTAACACTTGTTGATAATAAAACAAGTCAAGAATTTGATGTAACAATTGATTTAGGTAGTTTAGATTTTAAACCTTTCGACATTACACCCGACCCAAATGGTGAGTTTCCATATTTTATGAACAAATCTAAAATTGGAATCACATTTAAGTTTCTTACGCAAAAACAAGAGAACGAAATAAAGGAATTAAATAAAAGTTGGAATGGTACTGGAGTTGCTCCAATCATTACAAAACAACTTGAGGGTATGATTAGGTCTGTTGAAGGTAATAAAGACCCAATGAACATTAGAAATTTCGTTGAAAATTTACCAATAAAAGACTCACAAGATTTTAGAAAATACGTTTCAGATAAGAAACCAGGAATTGACCTAACCCAAAAAACAACAACCCCATCAGGAGAAGAAGTCCAATTTACAATTGGGTTTGGGGTTGACTTTTTTCGCCCTTTCTACGGAATATAAGAAAAACCAGTTATCCGAAATACATTACTTGGTTAAAAAAGGATTCTCATATGGAGACATTTTAACTATGCCTGTCTATATAAGAAGATATTATATTGGGTACATAATGGAAATGGAAAACCCTAACTAATCTATTTATATGTATGGCAAACGGACAAGGAAAAAGACCTGATGTAGGTTATTATATAAGAAACAATAGCTCATACGAATCATGTAGTGTTGCGTTCAGAAGAGCGTTAGATGCTTGGAAAACAGGAGAACAACCAACAGATGTTGAAATCAATCAAATGTCAAGACAATTTGATGGTGGTAAATTACCTAAATCTTCTGGAAATTTTATAGAGGCTTTAATTGGGGGTGGAATGAAATCACAAGAATCAGGTCAATATTATCAAAAAACAAGTAGTGTTGTTAATGTTGATAACGCCAAAGATGTTATAACTGCTGGTAGTCCTCAAAAAATGGCGGAAAAGGCAATGGCTTTGGTTGCTAAAGAAATCACAAACGAATATACTAATCAGACTGTTTTATTAGAAGATATTAACAAAAAAACAGGTTTAACAGGAAAATTATCTAAGGATTTTAGAGAAGAAATACAAAACGCAGGACCAAGGTTAGAACAATTAGGTGTTAGTTATGAAACGTTATCAAATTCTGCGGTTAGTTTAGTACAACAATCTGGTAAATTTAATTTAATTAATCAACAATCATTTGAAAAAGCGGCGGTAGTTGGTCAGGCATATCTTGGTTCAATGGAAGCATTAACCAACATGTTACCTGATTTTGAAAAAGTTGGTATTGGTGCTCAAGGAACATTTGCCGCGGTAGAGAGAGCTGGAAAGAGTTCATTAACATTAGGTTTAAATTCACAAAAAGTTTCAAAAGATTTACAAACAAATATTGGTATGTTAAATCAATATGGATTTAAAGCTGGTATAGACGGGTTAACTAAAATGGTTCAAAAATCGATAGAATTTAGATTGAGTATGGACCAAGTTGCACAAGTTGCTGAAAAAGTTTTCAGTCCTGAAGGTGCGTTAGAATTAAGTGCAAATTTACAAGTATTAGGGGGAGCAATTGGAGATTTCAATGACCCACTAAAGTTAATGTATATGGCGACAAA